TAGGAGGCCACGATAATGGCATTATTTTCTTTTTCAGTGATTTCACGAACTCTTTCACGATCTTCAGCATCTACTCCACCATGAATAAAAAAGGTTTGACGTTGTTCAAGTACATTATTATTTATCAGGTCAAATAAAACCTTTCCATGACCTTCGACTCGTGAAAACAGTATCAAAGTATTTCCTTTGAGATCAAGTGCTAAGTTTTTAATAAACTTGTTTCTCTTTTCGTTTGTGATTATGAATTGTATTTCGTCTTCAAATGTTTCAAACTTTTGCGGTGGATGTTTGAGAAGTAAGATATTTATATCAAGTTTTGCAACATGACCTTTGGTCATGAGGTCTTTCGTTCCTATAATTTTGTACGACGGCCCAAATAAACCCTCTAAAACCCACTTATGAGTCTGTGTTCCATCCAGTGTACCAGTAAATCCAAACCGATATTTTGCATGGTCAAGTTTTGTCATTATAGATATTAATGACTTTGATTTAAATTGGTGAGCCTCATCCCCAACTACAACACTAAATCTTTTAAAATAATTTCGGGGGAGTTTGTAGATTGATTGCCAAGTCGTTATAATTACCTGAGAGTCTGTCTCTCGTTCTTTTCCTGCGTAAATTTTGTGGCAAAATGAACCAACGTCCCATCCATAATCCCCAAAGTCTTTATACATCTGTTCTACTAACGAAGTCGTCGGAACGACTATCAGAGTATTTTCACCTCGCTCAACATAATATCTCACAATCGAGTATATCATCAGAGACTTACCTGAAGCAGTTGGGGATATCAACAACTTTCTATTATGTCTTAAAGCGTCGTATACTCCCTCAATTTGGTATTCACGCGGAGTATACTTACTTATAGAAATCATATAGTCTTTGACACCTTCAAACGAGATATGTTCATTTATCTCAAATGGTGTACCATAATATTCATTGTCTACAAAAGAATAACTATATCCGTGATCTTCGCAAAACTTTGTGATCTTATCAAGAAGTCCGACATATATCTGTCCATTATTAATATTAAATAACCTTATCTTTCCATCCCAGTACCGATTACGATACTGTGGCATGAATTTGGCTCCCGGTAGTTCAAATGTAAATTGATCTGACAGTTCATAGAATACATGAGGATCCGACTCTATCTGAAGATAGACCTCATTTTTCTTCAATATTGTCAAATGAGACATAATTATAGGGATCACCTATAGTTATTTATTACCTTACTCTTTGAGTAAAATTGATGCCTTGCATATGGTCAAACTCATGTAAAAAGACTCTTGCAGCAAATCCTTCTAACTTTATCTTATGATCAACCTTATTCTCATCCTCATACTTTACAACAACCGTCTCTGACCTTTCTACCTCTACAAACTTATCTGGATAGGATAAACATCCCTCTTCCATTACAACTGTCTTAGAGGATTGTTTTACTATTCTAGGATTGAAACAAGTAATTATTTCATTATATTCAAGATCTTTTACCATAATAAAAACTCTCTCATTGATGCCTATTTGATTGGCAGAGAGTCCTACTCCATTATGATGCACCATGTTCTCATAAAGAATCTTACTTAACTCTGTGCGGTTTAAGTCATAACTACACTTTTTGACTCTTTCATGTAGTATTGGATGTGTGTTAGGTGTTAATTGTAGTATCATTAGAATCCTGATTGAAATCTTTGCCACTCGATGGCATTTTTTATTTGATATGTACGGCCAGATATATTTCTAATTATCTCTTCAAGAAATTTGAGTGTCACATCATAGTATCGTATCTTCATATCTACCTGACTGAGTTTTTCATCAGCATCCAAATATCTTTGGATTGCATCCTTTTCTCTTACCTTAAAACTAAAAGGTTCCTCAATATAAACTTCTGCAGGTGCTTTACCAGTATAGAAGTTATGTCTTTCTAACTTTACCCTACTATACTGCTCTCTTGCTTTTTCTCGTAAGAGTGTTATTGTATTATAGATCGTGTAATACTTTGAGTGTAGTTGAGGTATTTTAAGTGATTCATCATGTAGGTTATCAGGATCAATGACAGCATCACGCTCCCACATCTCCTGAATTTTGTCAAGATTCATAGTAAATCGCCAGACTTATCAGTTATATTATACACAGTATAGCGGAAAGATGCACTTGCTGTAAAGTAGTTAATGTCAGTTTCAGTTGCATCAAAATTAAGAGATGTTAAGGATACTGGAAATAAGTTTTGAAATTTGACTATTGCCACATCTCTAAGATTACTATTTAAGATGTGAAGACCTCCATCACAGAATTGTTCTTCTAAGTCACGGATACCATCTGAGTCAGTTGTTTTATTAATAAATTGTTGTGGTGTTTCTGGAAATCCCAATCCGGTCAACCAATTGTGGACTGCCATGTAATTTTCCATGTTCTCATCAACTAAGAAACGAATTTCTAAATCACCATAAGTTAATTTTTCACCGGGAACATCAATTTGCTTTAAATACGATGGTTGTTGAAATGTCCCTAATGATATCTCTGGTATTGATGCTGAGTTGCAGAAAAATGATATCTTTGGAAACTTTGCAAGAGAAAACTTAAATCCTACAGGTGATAAGAAATTACGATTACCAATTTGTCCGGCAAGTGGCCCGCGAGAGATTGTCATTTTTTAGTTTTCTTCTTCATTGAATTAATAAATTTACGATAAATCGCTGCTTCAGCAGATTTACCCATCACCCGTGCTCGTTGCTCCATTGCGATTGCTGCCTGAATCTTGTGAGCATGGCTTCTATTTGATTTCCTAATTTTTGCAACACTGGATCTTGCTGTTGATTCATCTTTGAATCCAAGTCCGTGTATCGTGCCTTTTGGATCTTCATCAGTATATAAGTCAGAATGTTTTTTAGATTTTGCTGGTTGTCCTTTTTTTCTAGGTATTCTAGGGTTAGATGATTCAAGGAATTGTTGAAGAGTTTTCATTCTCCTCCACCTCCTCCATTACCACCTCCACCGTTGCCACCACCGTTGCCACCGCCATTACCACCGCCATTGCCACCATTGCCATTACCACCGTTACCATTTCCATTACCGTTTCCATTACCGTTTCCATTACCGCTATCAGAGCGATTATCCCCGCCACGATAATATCTTCCACCAAAACTAGGATAATACTTATATCGTTTTGTAGGAACACAACTCTTAAGTTTTGTATCAAATCTGTATCCTTTAGGGCACTTTGGTGATTGAGCCTCATCTAGAAATTGATCAAGGTTTTTCATTATCCGTTGATAATTATATTGTACCATTCTTCACTCATACCACCAATGATGGCATCAGCATCCTGTTTATTTGAAGCATAATTTTCCGCAATAAGATAATCTACAATCTTTTCATAAGCCTTATGCGCTTCTTTTAATTGTCTTGGTGACTGTTTCATGACATCAATATTTTTAGTTATTTAGTTATTCGGAAACAACAGTACAACCTTCCCAACCACCATTTTTACCGTCTGTATTAGTGGTCAAGTATGTTGGGTTATTTGTATACTGTTTTCTATCATCATATTTATCAGTCCATCTTTTATCACCAGTATAGTAAACATTGACGGATGAGTTAAGGGCACTTGGTTTCTTGATGTGGTAAGGCATCGTTCTTCAATTGTTTTTTTAGTTTTTTAGCGTAACGGATATCCTCTTTTGTATACAAAAATGGATTTTTTTTAGCTCGTTTAATGATAAGTTTTGCTGCTTTTATATCTTTCATATAGGTATTTATCACATAAAAAAAAGGGGGTCGCCCCCCTTGATATCGCACAGTTACACTTTTTAGGTAAAGACTTCCTTGCAAATGCGTTTACATATATGTTGATCGTCATCACATTCGATCAAACACTCGTAGTATTCCTCGATTAAATCGTTGCTTGGTTCATATTTTGAACTCGCCAACTGATTAAATGAAATTAAATTGTGCATTACTTGACCTTGATGACTAATTTTTTTTATCCCATAATATAGAGGGGTTTTAGTGCATTGTTTTCTCCGCAATGACATAATTATTTAGCAAATAAAGTCTGTATTTACGGATACTTAGTAACAAAAATTTATGCCTACGAGTTTATACCTACTGCCTCTCTTGTAATTTTTCCACTACACTTTTTGCTTGCATGGGTGCAACATCATTTAATCCATTAACATCAAACCAAGGTGCTTCTTCCCAGTCAAATCCCTCACCAAAAGTATTATCAGGGGCCACAACGTACCAGTGACACTTAGCATCAGGAATATCTACAGCACAAACTGCCCAATCGTCTGCCCACTGAGGTACTTGAACATACATCACTGGTAGGTGATTTGCAAATAATGAGAGGATAAAAGAGAAAATTATCATGATTTATAATTTTTTAATATTTATATATTACCATAAAATCCAGTTCTTACAACTTTTTGAGTGTCTATTTCATAAACTATTGTGATTTCATTATTAATTTTATAATTATCTAAACTGACTTGTTCTTGTACAAAATTTATTACATGACTAGGATAGTCATATAAATTCAAAAAACTTATAAAATCTTTATTAGAAATTCCAAGGTACTGAACAAAAATTTGATTTTCTGTTTTATTGTGTATGCATATTTGATAACATTTATATTTTTCCAAAATAATATTTTTAAATTTATCACTTATATCATCATAATCTAATTTTTTCATATAATAATCATAATTTTCTTTAAATGTTATATAATTATCTAAAACAAATATTTTACTCTCCTCATACAAATCACCATCTTTTTTATATTTACTAATCCCCCAAAATGGCAAGCCTAATGGTTCATCGGCATTTTCTTTAAAATAGTAGTGTTCAATATCTGATATTTCATATGCATTTTCCTGAAGATCCCAAGATGTTATTATCGGGTTTTGCTGCAAATCGTACTTGTATATTTCCCATCTACATTGATTGTTGTATTTTTTAAAACCCCATATTAAATTTGATCCATGTTTCCTATGAAGTCTTGATATATTTTTTAATAAACGAACATCTTTATTACAAGTTATATACAATAACTCAGATGATGATATTCCTTGAATAGATTCTTTTATTTGAAAAGAATTATATAAAAAATTAATTGCATTTCTTTTCTTCCAACCATAACTTACATCATATGCGTATAAATTTTTAGAATCACTTGGTGGAAATAGTATTATTTCTTTCTTTCCTTTAATAACTGTAAGTATTCCATCTTCATCATCCCAATGCAAACCAGTATCATGTTTATTACTAGATATCCATAAGTTAAAATCAAAAACATTATTGTGATTTATATTTTCATGATATGGAATCTTTATTTGATCAGAGATTAATCCTTTAAGATGATTATTACTTTCTCCTTTGGTATAATCCTGTAATTGAGTATTATCTAAAGTTAATACATAATCATCATCCTTTCCTGATTCATAAAAATTTTTAAAATTATCAGTAAAAAAATATTCATTGTTTTTATCAGAATGCCAAACAATAACTTCCTGTTTATCAAAAAGGTCTAGATTATAATTATTTTCAAAATTAAAAACAAAAGGTTCTATATCATTATCATTTAAAAACCAATAATTTATTGAAAAACTTTTTTCTGTTGCTTTAACCCAATGCCACCATTTTTTTGGGATATAGAGAGCTTGTCCCTCACATAAAGTAATTCTTATAGGGTGAGTTTTAGATAGTTTAGGATAAACTTTCAGATCATATTCATCAACGTTACTATAGTGTGCGTATAGAGAATCAGAATCTTTATGTCGGAGGTAATTGTGTCTCATAGATGTATTTAACAAAAAAAAGAGACCCCCGTAGGAGTCTCTTAAAAATATGTAAATGAAATTACATAAGGTTTTGAACTTTAACTCTTCTATAGTATCTGTTCTTGTTAACTGCAAGACGGCCAAGTCCCTGAGAAGTAGCATCTCCTTCAGCGAATGGGTTAGCAACCATACCATATCTGGTTTTGAAACCAATTTTTGGCTGGAATGTGTCTTGTCCAACTGCTCTAACCATTTGTAGAGGTACATATGGGCAGTAGAATAATCCTGCGTCATAAGGTGAAGTACCTTTGTAACCTACAACATAGTACTGATCAGCAGCTAAGTTTGCAGCGAATGGGTCGATGTAAACTCTGTACTTGCCTTGAAGAACACCAGCAAATGTATTACCTGTGTCATCAACGTTAAGGTTAGCATTAAGTGCTGGAGTGTAATCTAGAACTCCTGCCATTGTTAATGCTGAAGCAACGTCAGCAGAACAAAGGATCATATTACCCTTCCCGCGACGAGTTCTTTGTGCGATAGCGTTAGCATCTCTTTCGATTTGGAAGATCAAACCTTTGAACTTCTCAACTGACCATCTTCCGTTTGAATCGGTGTCTAGGTCAAATGCACCTGCTGTTGCAACGTTTGTCTGTGCACCAGACTCAGCAACCTTATAGATTGTTCTGATAACTTCTCTGTTAATTTCAGCAAGTATCTCTGTTGAAAGGATGTTTGCTAATTCAGCTTCAGCGTTCAATCCGTGGATTGCCTTAAGGTCTTGAGCAAGTTCTAAACTGTACTCTGCCTTGAGTGCTCTGGACTTCGCAGTCACGGTGACTTTCTCGATTGAGAATGCCATTTCGTTGAACTCGTTACCAGATGTACCTAGTGCTTCAGAGTCCTCAGTGTCCATACCACGACCAGTTACGTATGTGTTATGTTGCTGTGAACCTTCTGGGTTTAGTGCAGCAGGGTTAGTTTGCTGAGTACCACCTGTAGTACCGAAACCAACTGCTCCACCTGTCAACGCACCTTCATTCTGTGTGTAACCAGCAGAAACGTCGTTTCCTCCGTCTGGATGCTGTGCTGAGAATGCTGTGTCTGGCTCATTGAATAATGCCTCAGTTCCACTCTGATTAGTGAATCTGGATCTCATTGCGAAGATAAGTCCTGTTGGGCCGCTCATTGGTTGTACACCAGCTAGGTCATATGCAACCAAGTTTGGCATTGAACGTCTGATAAGACTTATTAATACTGGGTCGAAACCAGCAACTGGGCCACCAGCAGTAGCACCAGCAGAGAAACCTGCAGTCGCACCTGATGAACCGGTGTTAACTGTTGGTTGCTCGGATAAGAATTCGCGCTCTTCGCGCATTGTTTGCTCTTGGTTCTCTAGGAGAACTGCAGTCACCATTCTTCTGTGATTGTCTTTGATTGGATCTAATCCATCATAGTCTAGAAGTGGTGCCCACTTTTCTGCAAGAGCTTCCTGATTAATAGGGGCTTGCATTTAAATTTTACCTCTTAGGTTTGTTGTTTGAATGTATGATATAAAAATCACTTTTTAGACACTCGGTTCATTGTCTGAAGATATCTTTCCATTGAACTGGATATATCCTGAAAGTTTGTTGGAGTACTTGTTTCTTCAGATAGATTTTCCGACTTGTCTCTTTGAGCTCCAGCGTTACTTGGGAAGTATGATTCCTTTAATGTAACTAGTTTCTCACGATAGTCTGCTTCACTTTCAAACTCAACATTTTCTACGAGGGTTGCAAGTTTTTCCTTCTGAGTTGTTGCCAATCCTTCGGTTACTTCACCAAAGACGACATCTGCAGAGGACTCAGCTAATCTCCTGTTTAGAGCAATATTCTTTTCGATTTGCTCGTTGAGTTTACCTTCCATTTCATCAAGTTTATCTACCATGCTCTCGATGACATCATATTTGTCTTCAGGTACAGATACATAATGTTCTTCAAATAGGCTCTTCATTCCTGTTAAGAATGAATCTGTCATTTCAGTCTTGAGACCGGATTCAACAGCAATTTGATTGTCTGTCATCCACTCGTCTGCCACATACTCAAGGTATGCGTCAACTCTTTCTTCAAGTTCTGACTTTATAGATGCAACTTCTTCTACGAGTTGCTCTTCGTACTCGGCTTTAACACTCTCTTTTACTTCAGCAAGTTTAGAATTAATTGCTGCTTCAAAGATTGTTCTTGCCTTATTCTGAAACTCTTCTGAAAGTTCTTCGCCTTCAAAGAGTGCCTTTACATCTGCTTCGATGTCAATTTGCTCTTCTTCAACTACTTCTTCCTCTTCAGTCGCTTCCTCTTCGGCAACAACTTCTTGAGTTTCTTCGACTTCTGCAGTCTCTTCTTCAGAAACTACTTCGTCTTCAGAGACTTCAGTTTCAGCGACAACATCGCCTTCTACTTCTTCCTCTTCCTTCATGCCCGCTGGCATTGGATCTGCAGGTTTTGCACCTTTAGAGACAATATCCTTAACCTGTTTTAAGGTTGTTCCGGGTGTTTTCAATTTGTTTGAATCATCATCAGGCTTTGAGTTCTCAGGAGTAGGGCCACCTAAATCCTCATAAGACCCAGTTTGACCGGGAGTTGTTAAGGACAATTTTGGCATTGGATCTGCCGATTTTGCCCCTTTGGTTACTACATTTTCCATTTCGTTTAATTTTGACCAACGGACATTTAATTTTAGATTTAAAATAATCTATATTTATTTATAATGTTACAGATTTGCTAAGAAATCTTGGAATAATCCAAGTTTATGCTCCTCTAATTTATTTTGATCAACTAAAGTGTTGATTTTCTTTGCAGTTTTTTCTGCAAGTTGTTCACGAAGAATTCCTCCTTCCCAAACCCATTCTTTTCCTTCCATGATTCCTGATACAAATGCGTCAGGTGCTGATGGATCAGCAACTATATCAGCAGCAGTTGCTAACATAAAATCTTCACCAACTACTTTACATCCAGATGTTGAATCTTCTTTAAGTGAACCAACACCACGAGACGAGACTCCGAGGGTAACTCCTTCTCCAATTAAATTGGATGCAATCTTACCCATTGGTGTTGAAAGTAATTGTGCTTTACCAACAAAATTTTTACCTTCTTGACGAAGTGAAGTTATCTTATGAGATACACGATCTAAGTTAACAGTAGGGCCATCTGGATGTCCAAGTTCTCCAAGTGCTCTTCCTTTGTTAACGAACTGTTCGTTATAACGATTTACTTCTCTTGCGAGGGTGCTTACAGGATATAATCTTCCATTGCGATTTTTGATATCTCCTTGTAAGAAAACACCTTCAATATACAACTTTTTATTTGCACCTTTGCCCTCAGAAATAAACTTAACTTTTTGGACTTCTTCTGTAATTAGTTTCATTTTTTTAACCAGTAAATCCTACTTTTGCACCTTTCACAGCAGCATTGGCAGCAAACACCGCTTGTTCTGGATTTTTCTCCAAGAACTCTACAGTGCCTCTTAGTAATGTAAAGGATCCTACAGTGCTACCACTTACTGCAGATGCAAGAGTCACTAAGTGATCTGCACCAGTAGCAGTATTAACTAAACGAACAACTGTTGCTCCAGAAAATGTTTTTGCTGCTCCAGCGTTTGTTCCAAGTGCTTCTTCTGCTCCCTTTACAAGAGTTCTTTGAGTCATTATTCTTCCTCTTGTGGTTCAGTGTCTACCTCAGTTTCATCTTCAATTTCATCAAACATTGTATTGCCAATCTCAGGTCGAAGATCTTCAACCCTCTTAGCAGCTTTCTGATATAATAGATCTTTGAGTTCATCTGAAATCTTTGCAGGTTCAGAATCCATCGCAATCATGTCAATAACGTTTTCCATATTTAGATTAGGTATATATTTTATTTATATCTCGGCCGATTTGGTATCTTTTGCTAGATCTGCATCTGTAACTGCACCTTGTGATTCTAAATCATCTTCTACAGGCACATTACCTAAATCTCCTCCACCTCCTTCAAGTGGTTCTCCTGTTATTGGATCAACAGAATTAGGATCTGGTAAAATTCCATCTTTTATTTCTTGTGCAATTTGATCATCAATTTCTTTGATTTCTGTATCAGATTGACGAAGAACTTTCTTACGTAAATATTCTGTGGAATAGTACTTACCTAGATATGGTTCGACAGTTGCTGCAAGTCCTAATCTCTCGTTCATCATTTCTGATTCTTTAAGTTCTGCAAACTGATTATCATATAAGAAATCATATTGAATATGATCACTCATTTTTTCCCAATCTTCTGGAGTAATAATATTTTTAAGAATTAATTGAGTTCTAAGCATGTCATTAAACATGTTTCCAAATCTCTTTCTCAATCTACCAACAAACTTACTAAACTTAAGTTCATCTCTAAGAATCTCAGATGATCTTCCTAAGTTAAATCCACCTTCTGATGCGATTCTAGATTCTGGAACTCCAAGTGCACGATATAATTTTTTCTGGATATATTCAATATCTGATAATTCACCTAAGTTTTGGCCACCGGGAAGTGTTGTGATTTCAGTTCCACGACCACCTTCTCTTCTTGGCAACCAAAAATCTTCCATCATTGACATGAATTTACGATCGTCACGAACTTCACCTGTTTGAGCATTATAAACCAACTTGTTACGATAGCGATTCATCACTTCTTTCAAGTATTGTTCTGCTTTTACCTTTGGAAGATTACCAACATCAATATAGAATATTCTTCTTTCTGGTGCTCTTGATAATCTATAAATTACAAGACTATCTTCAATCATTCTTAACTGATTTAAAGCCTTGATTGCTTTATGCATGTAAGATAGACAAGTCCCTTTGTTACGATCAAACAAACCTGATGTTACGTAAGTGATTGAATCTTTTGCTATTTTTACACTTTTGTCACGACCCGATGATGCAGGTGACATCACACCAATTGGATAGTTTGGTTTTGGTGTGTAAATATAATATTCTTCAATATCTGGATATGCGTTTTTAGTAACATCTTTGATATTACTTAAATCAACTATTTGATTTCCTCTTGTCCCATTATTAGTTTTCTTTTCTTGCCTGACGAATTTCATCTTCATCGGGTCAATGTATCTTAATTCCTGTATTCCATCTTGAGGTCTTTTGACATCAATAACTTTCATGTAATATAATCTTCCATCCACATACCAATTTCTGAAAATTTCATGAGACTTTTTATCGAAGTCCATGATTTCTTTTAAATGTCTAAATTCTGATCTAATTTTATCTTTTAAACCATCACTCGCATTTACATTTGATAATTCTATTTCGATTGGTGAGTCATAGAGATCACTCACAATCGCTTCATTAACTACATCTTCAATAGCATTGTCACACTCAGGGTGCAAAGCCATTTCACGATATCTTTTAATTAAATCATACTCTGATTTATATACTCCTTCTATATCAACATACTGACCATAAAAACCAGAATTAATAAAATAATCGACCCCATCCTCATTATTTTGAGGAACGGGGGCGACTACTGAATCAGGTTTTTTATCTGAATCATCAATAGAGAAACCAAACAGTTTAGGCATTGTATAACGTCTTTATATTCTATTATACACTATTTATCAAATAAATCAACGTTAGTTGATTGCCTCTCCACCGGCATTAGCTCCGGTGCCCTTAATTGCTTCCCACCACTGGACTTGGAATTCAGTTGTAAACTCTTCAACACTATCAACTGTTTCGTAACTTAGGTCGATTGCACTGATGTTTGTTGGGAATACATCATGGAACTTGTAGGTTCTAAGTGTAGATCCATCACGATCTAATTGATGAACATATGCATCTGGTTGATACAATGCTGGATCTTGTGCTCCAGTTGCATCTTCCATGCTATTAATGAAGTCCATCCATTTTTCCATTGCTGAACGAATAGAGAAGTCAACATCATTAATAACTGTGACTGTCCATGTATCGAAGGTTCTATCTCCAGCGATCTTAAGAATCCTACCTCTGAAGTTAACTTCAATCGGTGTGATGTTAGATGCTGGTAACTGAGCAGCTTTTACCAAGAACCTTGATTTTTCTTTTACGTCATTCTCGATAGCAATTGGATCGGGGAAGACGAGTTCCACCTCAAACAGATTCGGTCTTGCACCGCCACCGGCCATCTTGCTCTTGAAGTCGGTGATCGTTCTTAATGGTGGTCTGTTAAATTGGGTTGCCATTTTCTTTAATTACCTCTAGTTA